AACACTCCCATCTTCATGGATAATGCTATTACACTCTGTAGAGTACTTGTATGACTCTGCAAGAGCTTCGTAGGGTTCAAAGGCGTGACTAGCCATGACTTCTTTAGCGTCCTGTGAACGCATGTTAGGAGCCATCTCACGGCAATCCTCGAACCTTGCGGGTCTGTAGTGGTGTCCCATGATTACATCCTTTTGTTTCTTAAAGTGACGAAAGCTTCTACTTCAGCATTTTGGAACGTGCTTGGTAGATGCGTAGCGTTAGTTATAGTTATATCTGTTTCTTGTGCTTGCGACTGTATGCCAACTTTAAGTGTACCGTCTTCAACCACTGGAGAGTAACCTAAGATGTTATTAGCTTGCCCTAAGATACGGCCAGTAAAGTTAGTTACTTTATCGTCCCTACCTGTTGAGGAAACTGTTACAGCAAAGCTACCCGTGTCGTTGTAGTTTAAAAGCATACTTCTTAATTGATAACGGGCCATACGTGTAGGATCACTATCACCTGCTTTGAACACTTGTTCTGAGAGTTTATATTTAAAGGTGTAAGGTTCACCAGCAATAACGTAATTGTTTACAAGGACACCGTTTTCTTTATGCTGTTTGTTATTTATAAAACTTACAACCTTGGCCTTCTCATCACTTGAGTTACCTATAGCTACGACATCTCCTTTATGATTTACATACTGAGAGGTAGCTGTAGAAGTAAACTGGGCATCAAGGTCAACGGTATTGAATTCACTGTCACCTTCAAGTTGAGTCACCTTAACTCGGTGGTCTAGTAAAACATCTTTCGATTTTGCAGAAGTTTCTACAGAAGTCTCAGCGATATTAACAACCAGTGTAGTACCAGAGTTAAACCAATCGTTATAATTCTGTTCTGTAATGACAAGGGTTGTGAATATTTGTGGTGAGGCTGCGCTACCACTGCTAGCCCAAGTAGAGATTGGTATAGTTTGCCCACCTACTGTAAGTGAAGTAGGTAGTTGAGCTGCTGTAGCTGGAACTGTTACGCCTCCTGTTACACTTAATAATCCTATCTGAACATAGATACCATAAGTGTTAGCCACGTTGTTCTTGAAAACATAAGCAGCATCAATATCTGAGTTAGAGGTAGTGCCTACAATAGCAACTGCGCCTGTAATTGTATTAAGGCCTTTAAGAGTATGAGAAACACCACCAAAGTCTTGTGTAGCAGTTCCTAAAGAAACCGTACTAGAGAATGAGTTAGCTTCACTATAAGTTATATTAGTGTCAGTAGTAGCTAAAGACACCTCTTCAAAGTTACCATCACTAAAGATAACAGTTAATTGAGCATTATTGAAAAAGATGTGTGCTATATCTGTATCAAAAACCCATTTAGACCAAGAACTTTGTATACGTTCTTGAGAAGAGTTGTACCATTTGTAAACATAACATTCTTTCTTATTAGTCTCAGTCAAACAAACCAACATGTCTTCATTAGAAGACGCTATCATTTGCCTTACAGTACCATTTAAATACTCAGGAACGTGTGATGTAATAGACGGAGCATCTTTGTTCTCTGAGTCATCTTTAGTAAAGAACTCTCGGACACCTGAATAGTCACCGCTTTTAGTAGTAAAGAATACACTTGTTCCTGCACCAACAGGAGTAGATGTTAAATCACACTCATACTTTGTTGATTGATCTACAATAACCTCTGAAGGTGTTAAGAGCGAGTCAGCAGATAGAGTGAACTGTGTTAAATCTGAGAAGAGTATTAAATCATCTTGAGCAGGTACAGCAGCTTTAAGTATAGATACTTCATTCTGGCTAACCGCTAAATCAATAGGAGCTGTGTCAAGTAAGCTTCTTACCGTTACTCGGAAGAAGTTAAAGTAACTACTAGCTTCACTAAAGATAACATTCTCGTCTGCTAGGAAACCTAAGCGGTTACGATGAAAGAATACATCATTGATCTTACTACCAACAAAACTTGGAAAAGGGTTAGTATCCTCATCACCACATTTTCTCTCATCCCATGTACTAGAGTTAAAAGTAAAACTTAGGTCAGCATTCTGTGATAATGTGTGGGGCATTGTTGTAGTGTCAAACGTATGGTAGACAGGGGTGTTAGGTCTTGAAGGTGCTGCACATTCTTTCCATGTACCTTGATTACCTGTTCCTGAAAACTGGACGTAGAAATCATCTTCTTTCTTCTGGTTGTCACCATTAACTTGGATAACAAAATTATCCTTGCAAGTCTTAGGTAGGCTAATAAAACTACTTGTTGTATCTTTATGTGTAAATAAATTTGTATCGCCTTGATCATCAGATGATCGCATATCAAAAGTAGTTGATGTACTCTCTAGTACACAAAAAGGTGATTTATCTGTGTAATTTCTACTAATACCTGATAAGGCCGAAGCATTCACGGCTCTAAACAAACCATCCTCGTTGTTAAAATCTGTAGTGTCACCGTCTGCGGTAGTGTTAGTCAAAAACTCCATTATGCGACTAGTGGCTAGAGTCTTTGCGTTGATTGGATCAGCATTACTTAATGTTTCTACATTACCACTTACTTCAGTGCCTCCGCTGTTTTTAACAAACACATTGTACTCTGACTTATAATCTGCTTGTTTAAGATAAAACATTCCTTCATGTGGTCTTACAAAGGAAGGAGTCGTAGTATCCTTTGCAACTACTTTATCTTTATTAACAAAGAACGTGTAATCCGCAACAGAGGTTGCAGTTACTTGTGTGCTATCAATAGCATTAGTACCTAAGTAAGCAGCTATAGCTGTGTTATCACTGTTAGTTATTATTTGCGTACCAGCAGCATTCCAGCTTGCTACACCAGACTCGTATCTAAGACTTCCGTCAATATCATAGACGTACATCTTAGGAACTACAGGGTCAGTTACAACTGTGTACTGCTCAGACGTGCTTCTCTTATAGGTATGAAAATGAGATCTGTTAATCTCAGTAGCACTAAGGAAAGTAGTGCCTGTTGGATTTGTTTTCTTTAGTTTATTCTTAAACTGTGTAGGTGGGCGTTTCTTTAATCCATCAACAATATCAGAGAAACCGTTTTCCTGTGCTTCGGCTTGGCTTGCTAAACGCAAAGCGGGTGGTTGTTGAGAAACCCCATTAATAAGGTTAGGGATATTTTTAGAAACTAACGTCATGTTAAATCACCTTTGTTCCAATGGAACGATGCAACACCCCAGAGGTGCTGACATCATCAAATATATTATAATCACCGTTATCCCCTTCCATCTCTCGGAGGGCGAATAAGGCTTCTTGTTCATCATTCCTGTTCATTGCTGATAGTGAATCACTACCAACCACTCGCTCTTGAAAGATGCGGGCAGCTTTAACAGTAACGTAGCGTCTTGCTACTTCAGGACATACTTCAAAATCTAATAGGACAACCACATCAAGCTTGAGTGCTTTGCCTATGTTAAAACTATGTTTAATCTTATCGTACATCTTGCTGCCACGTTGGACGTATTCTTGCTTATTGCTTCTGTACTTTGTTACAGAGTTAGCTAAATCAGCTCTAATAACTTCTGTGGGAAGTACAACATTACCGCTAGTGTCAGCAGCAACGGTATAATCTGGTTCCGAGTTAAAGTTCCAGCCGTAGGCTTGGACACTTCGTGAAACTTCATTGAGAATTGTCTCAGCAGTCTCGGCATCTACTAAGCCAGATGTTAAACTGTTCACTGGTGCTTCACCAATAGTAGACAGCATGGAATTTACTGCTTCCAGTTTTGTTGTAGGAGTTGTCATGTTTACCTCAATGAAAAAATAAAGAGAGAAACACCCCCGAAGGGGTGCTCTCAAACACAGTTTATACTGCGTTAACTAATTTAACAGCACACTCAGGACGTAATGAGTCGTGACCCATTGCGTAGCGAGCTACCATTAGTGTACCTTGTCGTGAAACTTGGTACTCTGACTCAACAGCCAAGTCTAATAACTTAACAGTTGCAGCAGCGTCTTTAGTAAATACTAAGCCTTTAGAACCTGAAGGTAGGTTGTTAGACATAAATACTTTAGCGCCACCAATTTGTGGAACAGTACCAGAGTTTAAGTTACCACCAGAACCGAAGTCTGAACTCATAACACCAGCAAGGTTAGAAACCGAACCAGTAAACAAGCGGTAGTAAGTATCAGCATCTAATACAACATACTTCTCACCAGTAACATTCTTAGTATCAAGAGCTTCTAAAGCTGCGAAGATACCATCAGCTACTTGTGAACCAGTTGTTGCAGCACCAGTACCAGCAAACTCAACATCAGCGTTGTTCTGTGATGCACCTTGAGCGTACTCAGAAGCGTCATCAGTTGCAGCAGCAATCTTAGTAAAGATTGTTGTATCAGCAGCTTTAGCTAGAGCAGTACCAATCTCAGTAGAGTAGATAGAGCGAACATCATAATGGTTCATAGCTTCATCAATTTTCGCAATGAAAACAGAAGAAGTTAAAAGATCATTAATGTTTACTACTTTCTCACTGTGGGTGATAGCACTAGGTACTACTTCGTTACCAGCTGCAAGAGTTGCAGTAGTAGCAATACCTGTTAATGGAAATTGTGCGCTAGAACCTTGAGAGATTGTGCGTACACGGTGTAATGGCATTGCGATGTTGTTAGTATTGAACGCAGTTAAGACTTC